GATAGTAACTGTATCTGTAATTTCTCCATAGTTAGCGTCAAGCCCTTTTATCAATAAAGATTTGCCGTCATCACTAGCACTTGCTGATGTAACAGTCATTGTAATTGCTGAAGTAGGAAAAACATAGCTTGTATTTGAAAATTCCCATAATGCTCTTAAAGTTGTATCACCTGCTTGTTGGTAACCAAAGATATTTCTAACTTCGGAACCTCGTATTAGGCCTCTACTAACTTGTAAATTTTGTTCTGTTAAATATCCTACAGCCATTATCCTTTAACCCAATCTTTAGCAATATTGAAATTTGCTTTACTAAATTCCATTCTGTCAACTAACTTAACGGCACCAGCAGTTCTATCTACAGCAACAAATCCTTCAGGTGCTGTTACACGATAACCATTTGATGTTCGTAAGAAGTGACCTATACTTTGTATTTCTGATAACTTACTAATTAAAAAGTTTTTAGCATTACCTAGCGTCACGTGTGAAGCAATCGCAAAATACAAAGATTGTCTATTTCTATTTAGAAAAGTTATATTCTTTTTTAATAAGTCTTTGTACTTTTGTTTACCACTTTCTGTTTTTCTAGCATCTATTTCTGCCTTTAAAAAGTTTTCATAATAATCAAAAAACATATCAACTAAATTTTTTACTTTTGCCATACCACTATCACTGTTTCTAATATAAGCATTAAAAAATGTTTTTAATCTATAACCAATAGATAGACTATCATTTTCTTTTGCCATAGTATCTAGTATAGTTTTTGCTTTAGATAAAGAACCTTGTGCCATTCTAATTCTAGCATCAAACATACTTAATTCTGATTTAGTTAATTTAGCAGAACCGGATAAATCTTTGTATGAAGCAGAAGCAAGAAACACATTTCTAGCAGAACCTTTTACAGTACCAAAACTAGCAGTCATTTTAGATAGTTCTTTACCAGAATATTTTGTGTGAAATACAATACCCATTTTTGATCTAGCAATTCTTTTACCAATATCTGAATCAACAGGCACAGCATATGTAATCGTATTTGGTGTAAATGTAATCATATTTTCACCATCTATGTTTGCTGTTTTTAAATCTGATTGAGAAAATAAAAAGTCACCTTGTAAAACATCTTTAATGCCTAAACGTGATAGTTCAGTTAAAGCAATAGAAAGTTTGTTGGCTAATTCGCCACTATGATTTCTTCTTATATCAGATGTTGTATAGTTGACTTTAGGAGTGACGTTGAATACTGATTTTGTGCCGACAAAGAATTTGCCGTTTTCAGGATTGATACCACAAATAATAGCAGGTGCGCCGTCCCATTTGACGGTCATATTGACTTTCTTACCAGATGAACCGGCAAGCATATTTCTTACTGATACAAGAAAGTTGATGGCATTATCGCCACCATTTGAACCTCTATTGATGATGTCATCTTCTAAATGTTCAAGGTGAGTATTTTTCTCCCTTGTAATAAATCCTTTAAAACTAAACATTTCTCCCTCATTTTATCCATTACTATAATCACTTTTTCCATATAAATCAACACAACTATTTATAAGTTAAAAACTTTGGAATACCACCATTATAACGCCATACTTGATTTTTATTTTGAAAATCACATAGTTCTTTAGCATCTTCTTCAAAAAAGTATTCTGAAATTACTTGTTTAGTAGGATATTCTGTTACACGCCATAAAATTTCTTTACCTTTTTTAATCATACGTTTACGATATTTTAATTCAGGATAATCTATATCTCTACGTGGGCGTCTATCACCTTTATGAAATTTTACTCTTTGTTTTTTAGGCATTATAATTTAAAATCTGAAAACTTATCATAAGGATCAGCTTTCACATCTTCCGTTTGGTTACTATCTACTATATTCTGTGCTGAATTTTCCACATCATATAATCTCATTTTACTTCTATCAACACCAACAATAAAAGATTTATTCATTGTAGGATCGTTGTATCTGTTCTTTAATTGTTTTACTTTCATTTGCCCTAGTGCCTCTAGTTCTTCATTAGACATTAGAGCAAACATAAAGTCGGCAGTCGCAGGTAAACCAAAACTTTCAGACGTATCTTCTAATCCAATATCAGTTGATACAAATCCTGTTCTGGTTGTTTGTGTAGCAGTAAAGATAGGTAAATTATTTTCTACAGCAAGACCTCTAAGTTCTTCAGCAATTGCCTTAATATAAAAGTATGATGATATATTACCACCCTTAAATCTACTACTAGCACAGATATTTAAATAATCAATAAACAAAACATCTGGTTTAAAACTTTTCTTTAGTGCTAACTCATTTATCAAACTACTAAAATGACCAGAATGAGCAGAAGCAGTTGGATATTCTTTTACAATTAATTTACCAGTGGTCTTGCCTTGTAATTTAGATAACTTGTTATCATATAATTGTTTTGGCATAGCGTGTAAATCATCTATAGTGACATCAAATAAGTTAGCGTCTATTCTTTCAGCAATTCTTTCTTCAGCCATTTCTAAAGTAATGTACAGAACATTTAAACCTTGAAGTAAGTAAGAAGAAGCAACATGACACATAAACAAAGACTTACCGACACCAGTACCAGCAAGTGCCACATTTAAAGTTTTACTTGGCACACCACCTTTTGTAATCTTGTTAAAATAATTTAAATCAAACTTATATCGTTTTTCTTTTGTGTGATACCAGTCAAATCTTTTTTCAGCATCATCAAGGTAATCATGCCCTATATTTTTATCAAATGACACAGCAAGTGCTTCAGATAAAATATGAGGTATTGATTCTGGTGTTCTTTTTTGATCTTTGCCATCTAAAATTTTAATACCGTCTAAGACAGCATTATGAACGGCTCTATCTTTACAAAACTTTTCTGTTGTATCAGACAACCACTGATTATCAACATCTTCTAATACAAGTGAATTAAGTAAATCTTTAACGCCACCTAGTTCTTGTTCGTTAATATCTTTTCTTTGACCTAGTTCTATTAGTAAAGTTTCTTTTGTTGGTAAGTTTTTATATTTACTAACAAAACTTTCAATTTCACCAAACAGTATTCTTTCTTCTCGTTTAGCAAAATAATAATCTTTTAAAAAAGGTAAAACTTTTCTGGTATAATCTTCATTAAAAATAAGATTAGTTAATATAGTTAGTTCTATTCTATCGGTGTTACTCAAAGACTGCCTTTCCTGTTTTCAATTGTTCTTCTAATAATTCTAATAATATATCACCAATATAATCTATAAATTGTTGTTTGTCAATGTTAATACTATCAGGATTTTGTAAAATATCATATTCAAATTTCATAGGTAAAGTGCCATCAGGTTTTTCTTCTTTAGCAAACCCAACTTTGCCGTATTTAAAAACTATGTTTTTGTATTTGCCTTTGACTAACTTAATACAAGTATAGTCATCACCTTCTCTTTGAGCAAAAACGTAGTCTTTATTTTTCTTCTTCGTCTGATCCGTAACTGAATTTTCGTTTTGCGATTTCATCTATCTTGTCCAATACCTCTTTTGTAAAATATTTTTCTGGATCGTCATTAATGTTTTTACCAAACACTTTAGAACCATCTGGCATTTCGTATCTTGTCGATACTTTCTTAAAGATACCTGCCTCTTCAGCAAGATCAATAAGACCATAATACTTGTCAAGTCCTTGTTTGTATGTTAGTTTGACATCAATTTGAGCATTTTCTTTTGTTAAACGTGATTTATAATTTTTACAATGAATAATATTGCCGACAACTTCAGTGCCGTCTTTTTCTTTTCTTTTGCCAAGATAGACAATAGATGAGGCAGCGTATTTCAAACCTGAACCACCACCCATTTCTTTTTGAGGAAACATTGAACCAATAACATCATACGTATGATTAGTCATAATCATTGGTATATTTGCCTTACCGAGTTTCAATGTTAAAACTCTAAATGTTGATTTGACTATTTGTGATCTAGTCATATCTCTTGTTTCTTTACCAGCAGCCGTATCTTCCATTTCTTTTGTAGTAGATAACATACCTAAACTATCTAATACAAACATCAAAGGTTTTCTTTTAT